TTCATACCATTTTATGGGATTCGGAGTTCCAACTCTATTTCCCGTTACAGTATCAAACATTTGATATGTACGTTTTTCATAATCCAAGTCGACTCTTACGTAGAAATATGAAAGACTATCAAAGGAAAATTTATCACCTGTAATACTTGACTGTGGTTGTGTCATCATTTTTGTAAACTGTCCTGTTTCAGCGTTGTAAAATTTAGATGTCATGTAGAAAGTTGTCACATCCAAAAATTTCTTTTTTTTCAACCAATAGATAAAAAAACCCTCTACATCCCCAATGAAGTCTAAAACAAAGTCAGGGATTTTTATTTTAACTGGAGTTCTTTGTAGAACCGCATCTATCTTGGAACCTTGTTGAGTGGGGATAATGATTGTTATAAGTATTTTTTGTTTCTTTGGGTCAATGTTATCATATAAATCTAACTTAAAGAAAGAGTTAGCAAAATTGTTATTATAATAATAAATGTCGTCAGTTGTAAACCCTTCCCCTCTATAATCCAACTTCCAATTCGAAGACGAATCTAATGTTCCTCCCGAATAGAAGTAGAACTGATATCTTATTGAAGTTTCTTGACTTGTTCCAGAAAAAGGAGCATTACTAAATCTATCAACTTCAAAATCATAACCTGTACCTAATACTTCTTTGACAATTTTTTCTTCATATTCCTCAACGGCTTCAGAAGTCCCCAAATAATCCCAACTTAAATTAACAGGTATGTTAATCTGTTTTTCTATCGGACCGAAAAGTTTTATTTCAACTTTATTCACACTCATCAACTAGTGGTTTAACAGGATAATTTATTCCTGTGAGATTCTGATTAAAATTAGAACCTTCAGGTATTAGTCTGAAAACAATATCTTTGAATGGATATTGTGACGAATTAAAAAATGGATAGTCCACTCCTCTTTGTAGATTGTCCTTGAATCCATAACTATATAAGTCTCTCCATCTAAATTGTTGGTCACTTTCCGAAAAGTAAGCATAGGAAGGGACTCCAGAAACCTCTTCGACATTTCCCGTTTCGATGTAGTCAGAGAAAACTCTTATAGTCATTTTGTTGTGAGGTGAATAATAAAAACCAGGTGAATTTGAGTCGTTTTCATTGGTTGTTGTGAAAACTTTCTGATTGTATTTTACCTTCTGATAGTATGGGGATATTACTCTCTCTACTTGTTCATAATCATTCCATTCACAAAAATCACCATCAACTATATCCCCTGTTTTTAAATCTGAATTGTAATAAAAATTAAATGTCCTCGAGCCTTGTGTTATTGAATATCCTGAAACATTTATATTGGTATTTGATTTTACATTATTGGTGTTCCACCAACCGTTAGATGTGCTCGTCATATTAAATAGCCAACCCTGTTTTAATCCTACATTATTGAAGGGTTCATTAAAATATCCTGAATACCCTCTGTTTATAATTGTAAGAAATAATTCAGATATTGGTCTCTTCTGATTGTCTGATAGATTATTCAAATTCAAATCTTTATTAGTTGTTACGTTGTAACAATTACTACTAGATTTTTGTGAAACCCTACTTGTATTGTTTGGGGTAATCGAGCTAAACTCAAACTTTCTTTCCTCTAAAAAAACATTTTTTTCAAAACCTGATTTTGTCATAACCATATCTTGAACATCAGTTAAAACTTTGTGTTGTCTTACGTAATATTTTGAGGTCGTCTCAATTATGTTATCAGGATTTATTACTCTTTTAAAAGTTCCTGTTCTGTTATTTGCAAATGTTGTTCCTGTGTATCCATTATCATAAATGTTGAATATGTATTCTTCGCTACCTACAAGCCCGTTCCCTAAAGAATATACCTGAAATAGATTTTTATTACCATAAAAAATTGATAGTTCTGCATATTCTCCCCTCGTAAGTCCGTGAGGCGCAATGCATTCGAAAGAAATTATTGTATTTCCGTTTGATGTAGAATTTCTTATTGTGAAAGGGATTCCTGTAGAAGCAGTCCAAGTTAAACTGGAGCCATCCAAATTAAAATACAACTCCTGATTAGGATTGTTTTGTGCTGCGTAAGTTATATAGTACGTCCAATTATAGGTATAAGCACTTTTAGATTTGTAATTTATATGTTGGTCGTTTATGTTAGGTCTGAAAAAATCAAACTCATAATATTGTGGATACCCCCTCCACAACCCACTTTGTGCTGATTGTTCAGGGTTTACATAAAAAAGATTATATTGGAAGGGTGTATAGTTAGTTGTCCCTACATATGTGTTAGCATATATGTAATCTATTTTAAATGTTGGTCTGAAAACTGTACAAGCTTGTCTCTCATCATCATAAAGTTGGGCCAAGTCAACAACAGTTTTCCTATCATACTCCGTCAGTAAAAGTTGTTTTTGGTCCAAGTATACGTCTACACTTTGGTCCACCGAAGGTGCTCCAGGATATTGAAATTCACTTGGTATGATTTTGTATTTATTCAACTATAGAAAATTTTTGTTTGAATCTATCTAAAGCAGTTTGTCCTTTAATTGTTCCAAAATAAAATTGAAATGGCGCTCCGACTATGAATTTATTACTTGTGGCTCCTATCGTTGAATAGTTACCGTTTACATCAACGCTAAATATGTACCCTCTAGCGTATAAGTCGTTAACCGAACTTGTTGAGGGTCTGAAGTATCCCGGTGTAACCAAGCTTGTTCTACTCAAAGACTGATATCTCATACCTTGAACAATGTCAGACGACGTAGTTGCCCAAGAATTAAATTGGTCACCAAAAATCGTTGTTGTGTTTGCTAACCTCCATTGATAAAACGGTACGACCTGTGATTTAATACCATATGGATATGGATTTGCATTTGAGGAAGGGGTTGCTCTGAAATTAATTCTTCCGGGTGTTATATAATCTTTGAATTGTAAGTCGTTGGTTGTCGATGAAAACCATACAGCCATGGCAGGGTTTGATGCAGTACCCAAAATGTTTACTGGGTCATCGGTTCCTCCTGTCGTTTCGTAGTACTCTGGTGAAAACTTAATAACCCCGAACTCTGAGTTGATTGACATTAGCTGAGCTAAGTCACCATCAATTCTTCTACTTGTTCCGTTTCTAGAAAATAGTTGGTTTATAGAATTGTCTCCCAAAGAAATTAGTCTACCTAAAGCGGTCCCATCAGTAATTCTAGAAATTACAAAAAGATTCACCAAATCAGAAGTATCGGCATAACTTGTGGGTTCCATATACGGCATAATATATCCACGAGTATCTGGCTCAAAAATAATTTCAGAAAAAAAAGAATCTTTAATTCCAAGATTTATTATTGTAGTTGGGTATAAAAGATTTCTTGCATTTACTGAACCCACAGAAGGAGATTTACCCACGAATTTTGAAGTAGATAAGTTATATGGAGAACTTCTGTAATAAAAATTATTAGTCGTTGAATCAAAATAGACTATGTCTTTACAAAAAGTTGTTACTGGTTGATTTTGTCTATTATATTTGGTATCAACTTGTATTGGGAATGCGTAAAGAGCTCCATTAATCCAATTATTCATAAATGATTGGGAAAGGACCCCTCTACACAGTCCATAGAAATACCTAAATCTATAAGCCCATTCTCCGAAATTTTTGATGTCTTTTCCTAAATCTATTATTGGTTTTCTTAAGAACATATAACAACCTCTTTCAACCGCATCAGTTTCTGTACAACCTGTGTTTATTTCAAAATTACTTCCAAATCCTTGATAACACGATAATTGAACCATTGACTCACAGTTGAAACTCGCTAAAACTGATGTCGAGTTAAATTGGCCATCTATGTCTGGTTGTACTTGTTCCGCTCCTGTACCAAATCCTGGAGACTCTTCAGCACCGGTGAGTTCAGGAATCAAATAAAACATGAAGTTATTATTTTGTTGAAGGAGTGCCGCGGTGCTAGTCCAACTTGGTCCGTTAAGTTGGTCTGATGACGGTAACCTATCATTTCTGAAAACGTTCGAAGTTTTAACACTTATAGCCATAGGAGAACCAGTTAAAACAGGATAAAGGTTCGGACTATTATATCCTGTATTTACATCTGCATATCCGAAAGAAATACCAGTAGTTAAATTCAAATAGAAAAATGCACCTCCAGATATGTCTTCTCCTAAACTATATTTGTCAGGGTCTTCATTTCGAAAGTAAAAATCATTTGCAGTATTTGTAACTTTAGCGGTTACGCCATTATTACTTCTATTTTGAGCACCATTAACCGAAAAAGATGAATCTATTCTACCGTAATACCCTACAGATGATGAGGTAAACCCTGAAAACTCATTACCTGGTGTAAAAAAATACGAAGGGTAAAAAGTTTCTGACTGTAACATCCTTTGAACTGACCTTGAAGAAGTTGATAATTTTTGAATTGGGATATTCAATCTTGTTGATGCAGTAATTGTAACACTTGTTTCTGAAAGTCCAAATATCTTTCCTATTTGATATTCATTTGTGAACTTTGGTGAATATGGGTCAACCCCTCTTTGTAAAATTAAAACATATTGTTGTTGCATATTATCAAAAACTTGATATGGGCTAATGTAGGAAGTTGATTCTCTTTCATACCCAAAAGTTGTCCTCTTTCTCATTTCAACAACTTTATGTCCTGATGTTAAAATATTCGGAAAATTTTGAAGCTGATTTACATTCCAAATTTTTGCAGCATCAGCGACCGTAATTGCGGTTACAACTTGGAAATATTCTCTATCCATCGGATAAAACTGTCTACTAATAGTTGAGCCTGTGGATAGAGTATAGGTCGTTGTATTATCACTTAATTGTGACACGGCATACTTAACCGTGACAGTTGATGCTCCTGTTACTGTAGTTCCGGTGATACCTTGCGTAATACCTGTAACTGTACTTGCGGTGTATAAAAAATTCAAATCAGAGGTTGTTGCTGGGTCAACGGTTGTAAGTAAATCACCCGCAAAATATGGTTGATTTGAAAGGACAGTTATAGTGTTGTCATAGTGAAAGTTATTTAAGTTTTCAGGTTTGTTGAATGATACTCTTATTTTGTTTATTCCATCAAAATAAGAATCTCTCGAATTAAAAATATTTATCCTTTCTCCTAAAGGTAAACCGTCTGACCATGCAAAATATCTTCTTCCATCTGAATCATCTGATTGATATCTTACAACTCCAGATTTAGGTATCTTAAATAATCCGAGGTCTTGAACATTGTCGTTATTACCTGCCATTGCGTCTGAAAAAATTAACGCTTTATATTGTACGTCTTCTGAAGGTGTATTTCCAACTAAAAGGGATTGTAATCCGTTATAATAACTTGAGGGAAAAGAAACATATGAGAGTACTCCATTTGCTCCACCTAAAACCGCAGAATTATCTATTTCGGTATTATTACACTGACAAGCTTCGCATTCAGGATAAGTCATCATTGGCAATCTTATAACAAAACTCTTTTTCTCACATTTAATTTGCAACAATGAACATATGAATCCAAATGGTCTTACATTTATTATTGGTATTTTAATTCCACATAAAAAACATAAAGCACCTATGACTATACTATAGATACCTAAAATAAAATGGGCAATAATAAGAACAAAAAGTCCTATAAATTGCAGGACTTGGAAAATTAAAGAGAATAGGAAAAATAACAAATCGAAGTTTCTGAAACCGTCATTTACAGGGAACTTATTGATTGTTGACTCACAATCATCGTTATCTATTTCTTTAATTCCAATAAACCTTCCTTTACCTCCTTTTTTCCATTGGTCGATAAGGTTTGATATCGTATAAACTCTATTGAACTTAAATTCATAAAAAGTGTCTTCACAGTCAACGATTTCGTTTGTTCTACTTGTCAATTGTTGACCTGTGAAACCATTAGTATATCCTGACCAATCCAACCCGAAATAGTACGAACTTTCTAATTGAGTTCTGTTTCCTGAATTGTCAATATAAGGGTCTCCTGTACCTGTCCATCCATACTCTTTAACGTTGGGAACCAAAAAGTAAGCTCTTCTTGTTTGTTCACTCAACTGTGGGGATTGTTGCCACTTTATTTTGAATCTATACTTGGCCTTTGTCGGAACTCCGACTGATGGGTCGTTGGAAAATACTTTTTCACCGAACTCATTCGTAACAACATAATCTAAATTCATTGGGAGTTCGGTTAACCATGTACCATTACCATCTATAATATTTCCTGATTGTTCAAGTTGATGTTGTTCAAGTATAGGATTACCGTCAGGTCCGAGTCGAATTGTTTGTCTTAAAGCGAGAATTTGACCAGGTCCCGCTGTCAAACCACACAAGTTCCCTAAATTGTCTTTTGGCCTACAGTTCTTTCTTACTCTGAATTTATCACCAGAAGAAAATATTGAACCCATGAAAACAGATGTTGGTTGGATATCTATGTTTGCATCATCTCTTAAGTCAAAGTCCAACCTGTTTACCGCTATCTGACAAATTTCAGGGTCTCCCCAAAGTGGAGAAACTTCTATACTTCTTTGAACGTTAATAATTTGTGGGAGTGAGTTCAAATCAGAGGAAGTTCTAAATCTATTACCAGCAACTTGTTCTTCTGTTGCTAACCCCATTCTGATTAAATCTTGAGGTGTCAATGAAAACTCTCCTATATCAGATAAGTCGACATCCATTACAAGTGTTTGGGTTCCAAGGGGAACCCCCATCAACATGTAATCTCCACTTTCATTAGTTTTCGCTGTCAGTTTGTAATACTTGTCATATACTTCTACAGGGGTTTTTCCTGTTAGTGCATCCAACCTTGTTGGTAGTGTGCCTGTGGCTGCATGGGTAGAGTAAGATTTTTCGTAAGGAAGTAGATTATACCTATATCCATCCTCATTAATATCTGATGGTGATTTATAGGGGTAAACACTTTGGATAATTGGGTTGGATTCATCTATTGTTGTGATTGGGATAAAAATTGCAACTCTTGCGTTTGGAATTCCTAAACCATTATTAGCCGTAACCCTTCCTACAACAACACCATAGTCTGAGCATGTTCTCGTGTAGATGTCATCCAAACTTATTGAAAGCGATAAAATTTCCAAGAATTCGTATTCTTGGTCGAGTTGGATATTGATAGACTTATTAACTCCTACTTCGGTTCTAATCCTATATGAATCTCCCATCAAGGTCTTTAGTTATAAATAGTTTATTGAGTTTTTTTCAAAACACAACTTACTTAAAGTATAACCTATAAATGTGAAAATTGAATTAATTACGTCATTGTAACTGATTGGAAATTCTTAACTGAAACCCTTATGTCCTTATTGGGGTATCTTATTTGATAAACTTGTGAAGGTTGTGCAAAGATTGTATCATCAATCGGTCCAATTTTTTTTGTTTCAGGTTCTGAATACTCCATCGAAGTTTCAAATGATGAATATTGTCCACCCACTTCGTTAAAAACTTCTAAATTTGTTACGGTCAAAACCCCATTTTGATTTTGAATCAAACTTTGTAATTCAGAAAGGTAAATGTTTTGACCTAATTGTCTTACTTGGGGGTCAAAATAATTAGATACAACATCAATAACTGCAGATATTACTTGACCAGAGTTTTGTGCGGTATCAAGAACTATTGATATATCTACACTTACATCAATAACTTCAGCTGTGAATATCGAAATGTAGTCGTTCATCATCCTGTAGTTGGAAAGATAATTGGCTATGTTTTGTTTCAATGTATTGGAAACGATACTTGTAAGTTTACCTGAAGTATCATAAGAAAGAATTTGTATTAAAATTTTGTTGTCATTTTCAGTTATTGATACTTTGGCAGGTGCTCCAAATTGTGCAGGCATATTTCTGATGATTGATTCGTAGTCCTGAACAGTAACCGCTCTCTTTTGGGCGGAAAAGTTAAATGTAACGTAGTTCCTAACTTCCTCCAACGAAGGTACCCCCGCACCGCCAATTGCCGCAGTAACATTATTACATCTCAAAGAGTTTACAACTGATGAGTTTGTAGATTCTGAAGGACCATTCACAAAGAAACTTACGGTTCCAATTTGATTAATTACGTTTGTACCCAAGTTTGAGCTTAATCCACCTCCAATTCTATATTGAATAAAAAGTGTGGAGTTTGGACTTAAAGTATTACCCAATGAAACATTGTTACTGTATTTTTGGATATCCATCGTGAGGCCTAAAGATGTGAACTCGTCTAAAGCATCTTGCGCAGTATTTGTTCCTCCTCCAAATGTCATCTTCTTAAACCCCTCGGCCGTATATTCTGATATAAATCTATCGCTTGTTTGAATGTATCTACCAACTTTGATTCCAGGTTGGTCTGAAACTTTCGTTGGGTCTTCAACAAAAATCCTATCTTCAGCTAACGCATCTACTTCATACCATCTGTTTTCTAAACCTAAAAATTCAGCAGTTGTAGGTACGTTTGAATAATCTGTACCATCTTTTAAAAGAACACTTGTAATCCCCAAAACATTCTTTTCAGGTAAAAACAACTCATAGAAAGGTCTAACGTCACTTGGTGTAACAACCTTTTTGAAAACTTTAGTAATACCATTAACAACTATTTCTCTTTTTGTTATTGTATAATTTAATAAAACCCCGTTGGCATTGAAATTCGGGATTTTCAATCTATTCGGAAATCCTTGAGCGTTGTATGGTGAAGCGAAATCAATATCATAAATATTCTCAAAAACTAAACCAGCCCCAACTATTTGTGAACCCCTGAGTAATTGACCAAGATACCTTTCATCTTCTTTGTCCCCAAATGCGGGAACTGTGATTGAAAAATCTACAAGAGCGGTTGATGGTCTCTGTCCTGGTAATTTTAGTCCGTATGTTCTTGCTATGTTGTAGATAGAAGACCTTTGTTGAGCGTACTGTAAAACAGTTTCTTGAATACTTCTGTCAATGTGGTAGTGAAGGTTATCCGCAACCGCCGCATTCAAATCCAAGAACACAGAAAAAACTGAAGCATCGTTAAAATCTTGAATTAGTTCAGGATAATAAGTTCTAACATAATTTAAAAGGTCAGTTCTTATTGCTTGGAAATCACGTGAAGTGTATGATATTTTACGGTTAGCCATCTAATTTAAATATTGATAATAACAAAATCACTCTGAGCAAATGTTTGACCATTTGTAGAATAATCTAATCTTATTTTTGCGGTGTACTCCGCGGTTCCTTTACCTGGAGCCCTATAAATTGAGGACTCATTTGTACCCACAAAGTTTTGCCCTGTAGCAATATCGACTTCTTCTTGTGGGTCAGCCGGTTCAATTGTTAGACTATTAACCAATAAATTTGGCATAAATTTTTCAACTGAATCTCTGATATCCGCCTCTATAGCGTCAAACGTAAGACCATCAAAAGGTTCAAACAAGAATTCATATATCCTTGTACCAAATTCAGGTAAGTAATACCTTGAACCTTTCCTAGTTAATAACAAATGAATTAAATCAGATTTTATCTGTTGTTTCTCAAATTCTGTTAACTCAAGATAATCTCCTCTTTTGGAATCCCTGAAGGGGAAATTTAAACCATATGTAATCCCATCTGCCATTAAACATAAATATAGATGGTTTATTTTTTTATTAAAGTTGAACCTCTGATATGTTTCGGTTCAAATGGGCAATGTTTACATCCTGAACCGCAACAATATCCCCTTCGTTTGTGATATTCTTCAGTAAAAACTATTTTGTCACCTAACTGATAAAAAAAAGAAGGGTCAAGTTTTTTCGGCTTGACCCTTTTATCTGAATTGTTTTCCATAGGTTATACTAAAACACATGCTCCTCCAGCACAAGCCAACTCACCACTCAAATCTGTATTGTCATCGGACTCAACAATTTTTGATAAATCTACATCTTTCAAAGTTGACATAAGTTCTTCGTATTTTTCTTTTGTACAATCTTCAAAAGGTGCTTGGATGTAGGTTCCTCCGTCATAGGGTAAAACTGAAAGTCCGTTATAATATTCTTTGTTTTCCCACATCCATTCTCCAACTGCAGGCCATTCATGTTCACGAATTGAAATAGTTGCTGACACGTTGTGAGCATTTGAACCGCTTCTATGTCCGGGTTTAATCCATTCTTGTTGTACCTTTTTAACTCTTTCAAGAAGTTGAATTGGTGACTCGTTTCTTAAAATTGAACCTTCGGGTGATTTTTGTGGGATTCCAATTACTGCTGTGTCGTGCGGTCTGAAATATTCATCCTCCACCAGTTCAGAGTGATTTTCTTTAAGGTATGAATAAATTGATTCGTTTTTACCAACCCTTACTCTTCTGATATAATATTCGTTGTGCCAAGCGTGAATACCTGAAGAGGTTCCAAGTGTTAATGAAGTTGTCCCTGCCGGCTTAACTGTCGTAGTTCTTGCCGCAGGATTTATTCCTATTAAATCTGCAACCCTTTTATTTTCTTCTTTTACAACTTTAGCCGCTGCTTTCATGTTTAAACCTAAAACCGCTCCCGAACCGATACCCGTCATGGAGATTCCAATTAAAGCATCTTTTTCTGTTGTTCTTTGCCAAATGGGTCTCAAGTAATGAAAATCAGTATATCCAGCTTGTAGGGTACCGATAAATGTAGCAGCCTTTACCCTGTCTTCGTAATCTTCTTGTGATACTACATTTGATACGTTAACCTCTGTCAAATTACAGAATTGGAATGGTCGAAGTGCAATTTCACAACAAGGGTTAGTTCCCCAGTCTTTATCGTTTGACAAGTAGATGCCAGGTTCACCCGCTCCACTCGCTTCAATTCTTTTCCAAAGGTCCATAAAGTAATCCTTTGTAATTTTATGTCTCATGAGAACTGCAGAATTGTTAGCTCTACCTCTTTGAGGATTATGTTCCCACCATGAGCCACTCTTACATCCAATCATTTCTTCGTCTGTCGCTGAGAACAAAGAAATAAGTGCCGCTCTTCTGATACCACCAGCCAGTACTGCGTCGGCAATGTGACAAACCATATCATGTACTTCAATTGGTCTTAACTTGTCTCCATCTTCTTTTGAGTCCAAAATACCCTCAAGTTTAATCAAACACTCTTTGAGTGGTTGTGGACCAGGAGCTTTACCTCCTGATGTCACAAGTCTAGCGCCTTTTGGTCTGATGTCACTAAAGTCGAATTCTATGTGTGACCCCCCGAAGAAATAAGTCTTAACTAAAACCTTAACGGCATCAGCCCATCCTTCAATTGAATCTGCCACGAGCCATCTTCTTCCTCTTTCTTTACTTGGTTTTCTGATTTCGGGTAATGATTCTACGTGGTGTTTTTGAACAGAATACCCTACTCCTGTACCGCCCAATAACAAGAACATAATTTCAGAAAATACTCTCCAATCATCTACAGGTGCGTAAGCACAGTTGTAAATTCTGTTTGGTGAAATTTCAATAGGTTTTCCTGCAAACTGCATTGAA